CAAAATAGTAGTCGTGGTTCAACCCAATCTTTTTCTCAGGCTTCGCAAGCTATTCGTCGAGAGAGGCTGATTGGTCCTTGGATTCGTCGGAAAAAGAAAGTTCTGTCCTGGTTCCGTACTCGTCTGCTAGTTAGAGCTCGAGCCCGCCAAAGGAAATTGAACTCTCGTCCCGCCAGATCACGTAGGGCATTAATCGCTTTCGCTCGGTATACTGATAACTTACAACGTCGATATAGAAAAGTAAATAAATCAAATACTGCTTTTGGTAGACATCTTCTTCAGAAGTTAGCGCGCGCAAAACGGTATCTTTGGAAAAAGAGAAGAGCTTACCGCCGCCATGGCTTTCTCCCGTCGATTGCCTAGATCCCGATTACGTCGAAAGCTCCGTGGAAGGAGAACCTTCCGAAAGGCTAAACGCATTGTCCGTCGTGTTAAGAGAAAACTTAGAAAGAGAACTGCTCGTAAAGCTAGAAGAAAACAATATCTTAGTGCCTATGCTTACGCATCACATGCGGAGGCTACTAACGGTGCTGTGCTTGTTTCAAGTCTTGGGTCTTCTGACGATACTTCTGGTCTTTTATCTCGCGCTGACGTAGACAAGATATTTGATCAGGTCGCACAGGTTGATGACTTTATGTATGGTGGTCAAACTTCCTCTATTACTCAGAAAACCGCAAATCGTCACTCCCTCGGTATTCGTGTAAAAGGAGAAGCTATCTATACAATCTCCAATGGAAATACTGTAGGAGGAGTTTTCTGTCAATTCTATATTGCTCGTCCTCGGGTACCTATCCCTGCTGATGGAATTGGAGCTTTCTCTAGTTTCACATTGTCTGGACTATATAGCTCCAATGACAATTCTTTGTTTCAAGCTGATTATAACGACGCTTCTGGTCTTGCAGTGAGTGCTGCAGGTACTGGTGGTGTCACAAACATCATGCAAAATTCAACGACTACAACCAAACCAACTCTTTCTAGTGTGGACCGCATTTGGCATACACCTTTTATGGTTCCTGAAGTTACTCAACATTACAAAATTCTGTCAGTGAAGAAAGTATTTATTCCTCCTGGTGGTGTTTATATGTTTAAGTTGAAAACTCCATGGCAATGGTTGGACCGCTCTGAGATGCAATTCCGACAAGCTGGAAATCCAAACGGTGCAGTTTTCCGTCCTCGTCAAGGTAGAGAGGTTATGGTTAAGGCCTGGGGTCAACCCGTCCATGACCAAACGACCCACACTCTCGTCAACGTAGCCCGATCCACATTGGACTGTGTTGTTTCTAAACGTTATTGGTTCTCGGCTTCTCATAAGCCAGTTCCTCGCTATTTCGCTGCTGGCAACTCTAATATGGGTACTATTGCTAATGCACAGCTTCCAGGTCTTGCTGACCAAACAGTTGCTGAAGCTTAATATATTTAATCAATTATTCGTAAAAATGCATCATATGTAGCTACTTGGTGGTGTTCTTGTAAAGTAGGCAAATAATGCCAAATAGTGACTCGTCTTATAAATGCATCAAAGTTAGTAACGTTAGGGTACCAATCCCTAGGTTTAGTGTTAGAACAAATCACAATAGTGGAAGAAGTAAAATTTACGAACCCTCCTTTTCTCTCCAATCTGAGAGGATATCTGTCACAGATTCGTAACAATATAGAGAACTTGAGCCATCCGTAGAATTCGTCGATGACGACTGTGTCCTGGGACTCGTATTCGTCCCACCACTTGTCTTGACTCTTCCAGTAACACCCCCGAAAGGTATCCAAGCACCATTTTGACTTTCCCGTTCCAGGTGGGCCATAAAGAACGTGGACCACAGGTCCAGCGTCTCTGAGAGGAGAGATGCACTGTCTGTAACTGTCAATAGCTCTGTTATATCGGACCATTGTCGCGAAATGATCTTCCCATAACTCTCGCGAACTTTTTCCCGCCTTGACATCCGACCTAATTGATTCCAAATCAGAACGGAATCCTGAACCAACATCAGGAATCCACGTACCCGTTTCGAATGGACCTTCAATTCTGGAATCTTCCTTCATGCAATACTGCCGTGCCTGCTCTCGCGTGCCCCGGCGTTTCTCCAGATGAATCCTCGGTGAGATCAATGACTTCACATGGTTGAACCTCACGCTGTTCTGGAATTCGATGTACCCCTGGATATGTGGCGTTCCTTCTAAGCCCATTTCGATCTGGTAGACCATATATTTGAAGCCCCGTGAGGTCTGAGATATCTCGGACAATTTCACTTTCTCTTCTGGGGTTGGATTGTTCAGAGTAAAACACCAATGACGACCTCTCGATCTCGTGTCCCCCGAGGCTGACCCAGTAGTAGATTGGCTCTCCGCAGAAGCGGCATCGTCCCCCAAACACTGGCATGTTGTAAAGTCTTCCCCACAGATTTGGCAAGGAAGGATATCCATGTTGGTGGTAAATGGAAAATTGTGAAGTGAGGACTGAGCCCTGCTCCGCCAACTCGGGTGCCGGGTCTAGTATTACCCCGGCACCTCTGTGACAGTGACACCTATGACACGCCCACCCGCCCTACTATAAAATCTATTGTCACAGCTGTCACCACTTTGTCTCCTACCCACCGTCACAAAGGTCACCGTGACATCATGCGTAGAAGATACCACCCCTATGATAATGTTAGGCGTCTTGCCGAAAGGGTTAACGCAGGGTTTATTGCCCCTGTTGTTCGTACTGGTATTAATAATGCTGTCAACCTAGTTCAGGCTGGGTTAGAACAGGTACCAGAGATAGTATGGGATATGGATGCAGAGGTAGTAACGTAGCAGGAGGTAGTGGTTTAGTCCACCCCCCAGCTCCCGCTCCCACCCGTCCTACGAAACGTCTTAGGCGTAGTAATATTCTTGATAGAGACTGGTTGCATATCTCTACCTCGCCGTCCCAAAATAGTAGTCGTGGTTCAACCCAATCTTTTTCTCAGGCTTCGCAAGCTATTCGTCGAGAGAGGCTGATTGGTCCTTGGATTCGTCGGAAAAAGAAAGTTCTGTCCTGGTTCCGTACTC